CGACGGGGTTTTCCGACGCTTCGATCTCAAGGTCCGGAACATTCTCCGACAGTGGAAGGACGCCAAGGTTCCTGATGGGCTTGCCATCAAAGAGAGTGACGACGATCCGGAGCGCAAGGTCCACTTGATCGAGGCAACCTATTTCGACGTCGACAAGGACGAATACGTTTATCAGGTTATATGGAAAGAGGCGGGCGGTAACAATCAGGGCGCGGAGACGGAACTCGTCAATCGCCGGTTTGCCGACCATCCCTGGATCATCACGCGATGGATCAAAGCGCCGGGCGAGGTGTGGGGCCGAGGTCCGCTCCTGGTCGCCCTCCCCGATATTAAGACGCTCAACAAGGTCAAGGAGCTTGTTCTCAAGAACGCCTCGCTCGCTATCGCCGGGGTGTGGTCGGCGGCGGACGACGGCGTCATAAACACGAACACCATCAAGATCACGCCGGGCGCGGTTATCCCCGTCGCGGCTCCGGGGAACTTGCAACCGCTCCAGTTCGGCGGTCGTTTCGACGTCGCTCAACTTGTTATCGAGGATTTACAAAGCTCGATCAAGACGATGCTGTTCGATCGTTCGCTCCCTGCCGAGACCGGCGGCGTCCGCTCGGCGACAGAGATCGTTGCTCGGATCAAGGAGTTGCAACAAGATATCGGCGCTCCGTTCGGTCGGATGATGGCGGAGCTAGTCCGTCCGTTAATTCAGCGGTGTCTGTCGATCCTGCACAAGAAAGGCGTTCTTGAGCAAGAGGTCAAGGTCAACGGTCTCGGCGTGGCGATTACGGTTACGTCTCCCCTCGCCCGGCTGCAATCGCTAAATGATCTTGAGGCGGTTGTTCAATGGCTGCAAGTCTCGGCGAGCGTTGCCGGAACTCAAGGCGTTGGCGTCGGTGCAAAGATCGAGGACGTGACCTCGTGGATCGGGCAAAAGCTCGGCGTTCCTCAAGAGTTGGTCCGGACGCCGGACGAGCGCAAGAAACTACAACAGATAGCGGGCCAGGCCGCCGCTGCCGGGGCGGAAATCCCGATCGGAACACCGGCAAATGAGGGCGATGGGGCGATCCCGATCGCGGCTTAATGCAAATCGAAAGGACAGACTATGAGCGGCTATGATCTAGCGAACAAGGATATCGGTGACCTTCAATCAGACGCCTCGGCTCCGGCAACGGGCGATCTATTCGTTCGATTTGACGAAAGTACACAAAACTTCGTCAAGGTCTCGGCTGTTGACCTTCTGGCGCTACTCAATATCAACGCAACCGTGGCCGAGATAGACGCGGCGTGCGACGAGAGCGGAAACACCGAAGTCGTCACGGCGGCGAATGTTATTGCGGCGGCGGAGAGCGGGTCAACCTACATTCTCAATAGTGCGACCGCCTTCGCCTCGACCCTCCCGGCGGTTGCTGCGGGGCTGCGCTTCACGTTTATCGCCGGAGCGACGCAAGTCACGGGTGGAAACCATACCATCGTGCCAAACGCGGCGAACGACAATACGATCTTCGGCGAGTACCTCGTCGCCGGAGCAACGATCCCGGCGAGCGCCGAGGGGAGCATCAACTGGGTCGCGGACACGATCCTTCCCGGAGACCGTGTCGAGGTTTTTTGTGACGGGACAAATTGGTATGTGTCCGGTGCGGCGGCTGCGAGCGGCGCGATCACGTTCACGACGTAATACCGGCGGGGGTCAGGACATGAACGAAGAAGCGCAAGATGCGGCGGCGTGGCTTGAGAGCGGTTGGAGTGGTCTCGATGCTCCCTCCGCTCTATCGGAGGAGGAACAAGAGCGCGCGGCGGAGGAGGATCACAAGATCAACCGCGCAATCCATCGTGTGTTCACGACCGGGACGGGGCCGATCGTCCTCGAATGGCTCCGGACCAGGACTATCGAGCAACCGGCCTTCAATCCCAAGATTACCAATGCCGCCGAGCAAGGGTTCACGCGCGAGGGACAGAACTCCATATATCGGGAGTTCGTTCGTCGGATAAGGGTCGCGGAGGACGGTCCTCCGACGGCCCAAAGGAAGGGCAAGGGAAAATGAGCGGACTTGGCTGGATGTTGGACCTTATAGGGTCTCGAATTCGGTCGGGTCGATCAGGCAGAAGAAACCCCGGCTCTGTCGAGGATGAGCCGGGGTTAAGGTTAAACCAGGAGGAAACATACAAACCCACAATGTCTACTAGTTCAACTCGACCCTGTCAATAGGAGGTCAGGAAATGGCTGCCAAAAACGCCAGAACGCAAAAGCAATCCGTCGCGCCCAGGATCGCCGAAAAGCCCGTCGGTGGTGGCGAGGCGGCACCCGGCGTCGGCGCGGAAATTCAAGTTGATCCGGGGGCAATTGACGATGGTCCTAACCCCGGTCGGTCCCGGCGTCCCTGGAAAGGGACGGCCAATCCCCTTCCAGCGTTCGACGACAACAAGGTTTTAATGGCGCTCGCCGACAAGCTGATCGCCGAGGTTAATCGGAGGCGGGCAGATGCTGTCCCGGCTGACGTCCAGGCGTCGGCGCGGTCCCTCCGGAAATGGCGGGCGCAATGAGCCCGGCGGACGACGACGGCACGGGGGGCGTAAGCGACGTCGATCCCAACGCCTCGAAAGGTGGAGCCGACGACAACGTGACGGGCGGCGACGGCGACGACATGGGTCTAATGGGCTTGACGGACGATAACGCCGGGCTCGACGACGATGATCCCAATCGGACGAAGGACGCCGCCGACGACACCGACAAGGGCGGCGACCTGGCCGAGCGTCCCGGTCACGTCCCGGAGCAATTCTGGGACAAGGACAAGGGCGAGGTCCGGCTCGCGGCGCTGACTAAATCATACGAAGACTTGCGGAAAGAGGCGAACCGGCTTCGCGAGGACAAGGGGAAGGGCGCGGCGCTTGAGACGGCGGAGGCATACCTTGAGGGGTTCACGCTCTCGACGACGCGCGGCGAGGGTGACGACACCCAAAACCTTGACCGGGTCCGCAAGTTTAACACCGACGACCCGGCTCTCCTGGCGTTTGCCAAGGTGGCAAAGAAGCTAGGTCTCTCGAAAGACGAGTTTGACACCGGCTTGACCGACTTTCTATTCGACATTAACGCGATGCTCCCGCCTCCGATTGACCTCGACAGCGAGCGGGAGAAGCTCGGAGGGAAGGAAACGGCGGCGGTCAAGATTGGGACGAATAAGAGGTGGCTCAAAAACCTACAAACGAGCGGAGAGATCAACGAGGCGGAACTCGGTCGCGGCATTGCATTTTGTGCCGATGCTCTTGGGGTCCAGTTGATCGACAAGCTACGAACCATGACCGGCGAGGCTCCGATACCTCTTAGGGGCGGCATCGTTCCGGACGGCGCGAAATCAAAGGCGGAGCTAGAGGCGATGATCGCCGATCCTCTTTATCGCGATCCGGGGGCGAAGGGCGAGGCGTACCGGGTCACAGTCGACGAGGAGTACGCGAAGTCGGTCGGGACCGACCCCTCCGACGGCGATAGTCGGCACGTTAATTTCGGCGGAGGCGCTTGACAGCGTCCGGATCGTCCGTCAATACTGTTAAGTCGCTTGGACCGGGAGGGGCTTGTCACTCCGACCACTCCCGCAATCCAACGATGGGCCGAGCGGTGCCTGGAACCGTTAGACGGCGACCCGGAAAGGTCGCGGCAATCCGGAAACCCCGGACCCGCTCTATCCCATCTGGCAATCGACCGGCGATGAACCCTACGGTTTAACGCTTTCGGGAGATTGGCAAATGTCCAAAACTCTTACAACTAACGCCCTCGCGTCCTTTGACGGCGAGGTCAAACACGCCTACCAGACGGGCGGGGTTCTCCGCAAAATGGTTCGCGTGAAGGCCGGGATCGTCGGCTCGACACACCGCTTTCCAAAGATGGGGAAGGGAGCCGCGACGCCTCGCATTCCACAGACCGACGTTGTCCCGATGGGGATCGCTCACACAAACGCGACGGCAACTCTCACGGATTGGAACGCTCCGGAATATACCGATATCTTTGACCAAGCCAAGGTCGATTATCAGGAGCGCGCCGAGCTTGCCGAGACGATCGCCGGAGCTATCGGTCGCCGGGAAGATCAGTTGATCCTCGACGCGCTCGATACCGCGACTGCCGGTGGGAGCGTCACGAACGATATCGGCGGGACCGATAGCGGTTTGAACGTGACCAAGCTCCGCCGGGCGCGTCGCCTCTTGAACGTCCAGGGCGTCCCCAAGGGCGACCGATGGTTTATCGGTCACGCGATCGGCGAGGAGCAACTCCTCGGCGAGACCGAGGTCACGTCCTCGGACTTCAACGTCGTCAAGGCTCTCGTTCAAGGGGAGATCGACACGTTTCTCGGGTTCAAGTATGAGTTTCTTGAGGATCGCGACGAGGGTGGCGTCCCCGTAGATGGTTCGAGCGATCGGACTAACTACGCTTTCCACGGTGGGCAACGCGGCTCGACGGGGCTCGCGGTCGGCGTCGACTTCCGGACCGAGGTCAACTATATCGCCGAGAAAACGTCGTGGCTGGCGAACGGTCTTTTCTCCGCCGGTTCCGTCGTTCTCGATGCGAACGGGCTCGTCGACGTCACAACCCGCGAATAGGTCGCCGTCGCCGGGCGTGAAGGGCTCGGCTTAGTCGATCTCGTTCCAATAAGGGGAGTTTCCTAATTATGGCTTTTGTGAAAGCGAACTTCACACCGATCGGCGGGCAGTCCTCTCGTGGCAAGGCTCCCATGCAATGGGCGTATGCCACGGATGACACTCTCGCTACTGTCGACGGCGTGGGCTATTTCGACAACGGCTCGACGACCAATACCGGGAT